ATATTAATCCTGGATTTTGAGATACTACTCATTAATTTACGAATAGCGATTAAAGTAGATGTATTGACTCTAGCCAATTCTCCACTAGAGAGCGCAAGTATATCTACAATGTTTCCATTGTCTGTGACTTGCACGTTTAACTTGTCATTTGTAACAACAAACTCAAGAGTAAAACGACCGTCCGATAGCTCTGCAAGATAATAGTTTGTTAACTCTTCTAGTTCTTTTACTAGATTTTCTATCTTATAGGCTAGTAGGCCGTTTGTACTGAATGCTTTTTTCAATACTTCTAAATTGTTTGCTGTTTCAATGTGAGTTTCAAGCAGCTTTTGCTGCTCTCTCAACTGCTCTAGAAATTCGTCAGTTTGCTCTAATATTACTTGAATTCGAGTATTACGCTTTGTTATTTTTTGGTTTTCCGCCGTGACGCTCTCCAGCTGCTCTTTAGCTGAAACCAGTTTAGCTCGTACTCCGCCCAAGCGACTTTCAAGCTCTTCTTTGTCCAAGAGGGCCACTGGCAAAGTTCGATCAATACTTCTGTAGATTTCCTGCCAATCTCTTTCAGTTTTTCTAGCTTCATCATACTCTGCATTGTCTCGTTTAATTTGCGATATTCTTCGATTAATTTCATCTTGTCTTTCTCGCGCTTCAGCAATCTTTTTTGCTTCTTCATCAATTAGTGAACTTACAAAAGCAGCATCAACTTGTTGCTCACAAGTTGGGCAATGATCCCCTAAACCATTGAGCTTTGTCAAAAGCCGCTTTGACCCCGCTATGACCCCGTTGAGAGTGCCCGACTCTGATTGCAAATCATCGTAAGATTCTTTACGAGTAATTTTACAACTTTGAGCAGCCTGAATATCAATGGAGTCTAGCATTTCTTTCAAACTATTGTTTTTTGAAATTTTTTTATTTTTTTCAGAGATATTTTCAATTTCCATCGTAAGACTGGCGTATTCTTTCTCATCGTCTTCCGTGTCAATTAAAATTTCTTTGAGAGGCAGTATGGATGTATCACTCAATTTGTTATCACTCAACCATTTTTCAATGGTCGCTATCTTTGATTCATAGGCTGTGATATCAATAGAGAGTCTTCTTGATTCCTCTTTGAACAGCTCAAATAGTTTTACATAGTGTTCTAAATGCAATAAGTCGATAAGAAACTTTTTACGGTTCGTATCCGTAGCAGTAAGAAATTGCAAACTACTATTTGTGTTCTGGTATACCAACTGAGAGAAGGTTTTGAAATCGATTCCAATAATATCTTGGAGTGTCTTGTATGTATTGGTCGCTGTATGAGAGCTAATATCTTCACCATTCTCCAGCAGACGAAGCTTAATATTCGACTTCCTATCAATGATAACATCATAAAGCGCCTCGTCTTTCGTAAACGTAAGGTGTATATGATACCCATTGTTTACATATCTATTTGGAATATCTGCTTTCTTGATTCCTTTGGAGTTTTTGTTATATAGAGCCTCTTCTATAATTAAGGGTATAGAAGACTTGCCCATGCCGTTGGTTCCAACTAGCTGGGTAACTGTATTGTCTGCTAAATTTAACTCGTTATCGGGACCGTAACTAAAGCAGTTACTCCATTTCAATTTTTGAAGCGTAATCATTAAATATACCTACTATTTCTGGTACTTTAGTTTCGGGTATTTCTAAGATATAAGTTAGATACTCAACTAACTCATCTTGAATGCTCATTTCTTTATCTATTACTAGAGTTGCCTCTGAGCTTCTTTTAATCACTTTTTTGTCTAGTAGCTCGCTGTTTTTAACATTGGCAAGCTCTTGCATATCTCCCTCAATCTCATAAATAGTATGATGATAATCTGTAGGGATCATTTCTTTTGGGTCTGCAACTGTTTTTCTTATCAGTTGAGGAAGCTCAAAAGGCTCCCATATCCAAGACCAATCGCTTGAGTTTATTAAGAGATAGCCTGTCTGTACCTCGGTTCTGTGAAACGAAGTTGTCATTGGAGACCCGGGGTATACGATGTTTCGTTGGGTATTGCTATGTGCATGAAGATCGCCTGCAAATACTACAGGAAAATCCTCGAATCTATCTAGATCTACTTCAGGCTTTACATGGGGAGGAATTTCGCCTCGTACATGAGTAAACAATGGCCTTGAAGTATCAAATAGTTCTATACCATTTTTACGGTGTAAATCTGCATAGGGCAGTACACCAAACCCAAGATCGTTATCATAGTATGACATATCAACTATTTTTACAAGCGGGTTTATATCCTTACTCACTTGTTTAAGTTGAGTAAAGAATGTTTTATTCTTTTTTGTAGCTTCGTGATTACCGTCATAAATAAGAGTTGGAATCTTTACTTCCCGAATAAACGAGAAGTAAAGTTCCAACTCTTCCATGCTCGGCAGACGGTCAAAGAGGTCGCCTCCAATGATATGCATATTGCATTGATTTTCAAGACTGTGAACTTGCTCGAAAAATAACTTATAGCGATTTAGTGCCCACTCTCGTGGCACATTCTTTTGACCTAGCTTTATGTGCCAGTCTGCCGTAAATAAAATCATGACATCTTAAACTCATCTTCTAAAGATTCATCCATATCACCTTGCTCGTCACGAATCTCGTCAAGCAAAGTTTTCTGTGCGTCTGGAGTAGGACGAGGCATAACGTCATCCATAGACTTCAGATCAGCAATTGCAGCCATTTCGTCCTCGTCAAGAGCACGCTGCTTGCACTTGAGTACCTGCAGTTGATACTCTACGTTGTAGGGGAGGGGTCCAGTCTTTACACGCTTGAACTTAACATCCCAACCATTCTCTGGGTCTGTAGGATCGCCCAGGTCCTCTGCTGCTGTGAGAATTGCTTCAAATAGCTTCTTCTTGAGGTTAATAATTTTTACTTCGCCTTGATCGAGGCACTGCATTGCGTAGCTCCAGCCACACTTGAGATCGGGGTAATATTCACGAACCCAATCTTTTTCTTTGTTGTTAAATCGCTCTTCATTGCGATCAAATGAAAGACACTCAAAAGGAATGTTCTTTCCGTTCTTGCCTTCTAGCCAGTAGACATAGCGTGCAAGTACATCACCCACGAGTCGGACTTCGTTGTCACCGTCGCGGTAAGAGTATGAAGTGATAGACGACTTCTTTGCGCCGCCTGCTGCGTTGTTAAAGCTTAATGCCATTGTTTTTTCTCCTGTGGGACTTCTTCATATAGAAAAGAAACTTCGTTTTCATCTATATCAAGTAGACTGTTATCGTTAAAAAATGTAGGATCCATCTCGATTAAATTAATATCGAGAGTAGTTTTCCCAGTTGCTAAATAGTCCGAAATCGGACGTAAAGAAGCCAAGGCAAGATACTGGGCTATCTCGACTCGACTATGCTTGTATGCGTTGAACAAGAGGACGTCTGGATGGGCAAGATAAGACTGCCCCATAAACTTTATATGACTATATTTATAAATATCGTCATACTTGTTTATAGGAATCTGATTAGTTACCATCATCTTGAATATACGAAAAATCTTGTTAGGATTACCTTCCGCTTTTTCGAATATCCTTTGCCAGTCATACAAGAACATACCATTATACATCAAATTGGAACTCATGTCAAGAACTATTTTTCTATGTTATAGCTGATTTATCTTATACCCTTGCTTCATATAGTAGCCCATACGATTTGAAGCCTGTCGTGTCGCAGTTTTACCTTTTAAGTGTATGTCTACGACTATTGGGTCTCGTTTTCCTTCTTGCTCTCGGATGACTCTTCCGATGAGCTGTGTGAGGAGAGGTTCGTTGTTGATAGGGGTACCGAGTATAAGGACAGAGAGGGAATTAACTGAAATCCCTTCACTAAATATTGCTTGAGTACCAAAAAGTATTTCTTTATCTCCATAATTTATCTCATCAATAAGGCTCTCTCTTTCTTCGTGAGGAACCTCTCCAGTTACACAAATTGCTTTGTCGCCTACTAACTCTGCACAAGTTTTCAGAAAATGTACTCTATCTGATACTACTAATACTTTGTGCCCTCTAGCTGCATAATAGGATGCTAAAAGAGATACGCTGTGCACATACTCTTCATTTCTCGCTAAATTGTTTACTCTATTTGCCCACGGAATGTTTGCACCATCCATAAAGCGTACTTCGGAGCGATAAACATCAATACTCGGCGTCATAAAGTTTTCTTTTGGCGGCTGGTATAGTTTGTTTCCGAAGTAATCTCGAAATACTACGTGCTTTCCGTCTTTTCGCTCAATTGTGCCACTTAGTCCGATTTTGTATCTTGCGTGACTTGTGTCGATGATTTTTGAAAACGTTGGCGAAGATACGTGGTGCATTTCGTCCAAGATAATTGTTCCAAACTCTTTTTGTATTTTTTCGATGTTTCTATATAAGGTTTGGGTATTACCAACCACAATACAAGAATCGGTATTGAAATTACCGCTGCCAATAATTCCGGGAGTGATACCATAGACTTTTTCCACCTCTTTTGCCCACTGATTTCGCAGAGGTACTGTATGCGTAATAACTAATGTTTTTTGACTTAATTTTCCTGCGATTGCAAGGCCTGTAAATGTTTTCCCCCAACTTACCCACGCATTGATGATACTACTACTTGAGATATCATCGTAGACGGCTTGTTGAGAGTCTCTGAGTGTAAACTTAAAATCAGGAAAATCAACAGGAGCCACAACCCTCTTGTCAATAATTTCATATCCATTTGGTATTAAATCCTCTCGTCCGATTGGTATGGATACCAGATTTTCGCGCACCCGCTGCAGATTCTTTATAATCTGTGGCGGATCATTTGGATTCTGTGGAGGAATCTTATACGTCAACTCTTTAGAGAGCTTTTCTCGTAGTTCGAGGTTTGCCTCCATAAAAATACGATTACTAAGTACTGCTTTCATTTTTTAACTTTGCCTGCTTCTGCCTCCAGTTGTTTTCCTTGGAAGAGCAATAACGTAAATTACTAAGCTCTGGATTTGCAGGATCATTATCTATATGATCTACAAATAACAGCTCTCTTAGGTATGAAAGAGTATCTTCAGTAAAGCTGTACCCTTTTAACTGATCAGGAACGGTATCATTTGTTAAAGGAAGAAAAGAGTTAGCAACTAAAATATGTACTGCTACTGGTCGAGACTTACTTGATCTTGTAAAGTCCCCAATAAAATCCTCGCTCGGAAAGTTAATTGATACGTGAGGGTATTTTCCATCCTTAGCTCGTACAGTCCATTTTAATCTTCTTTGTCGAGGCCCTTTTACACCTCCAAACTGGGATACAAAGTAGTTTGGAATCTCAACTCCGTGATAAATAACAGGCTTCCATATTTCCCCAGACAAATCTTCTTTACCCATATATTGATTTGGAAAATTTTGATTTACTTCCATCTTAAACCTTTCTTCGTGTGTTTCGTTGCTTTTCTTCCGCGTAGTCATAGAGCACCCAAGGCAACCCATTCCAATGAATAACTCCTGCGTACAAAACGTCAAGAGGAGGAGGCCGTGGTATTGTAAAAGAATTTTTTACTCCTTCTAACTTTAATATAGAGCAAGCTCCCCTTGGCACAACATCTCGTATTCTATAATACTTTAGCTTGCAAAACTCAGTTTTTTCATAAATAAACGCAAAGCCATTAGTATCTATAAAATACTTATGATTACTTTTTAGTATACCTCTGAATGTGTCTATTTGAGTCTTTAAAGGCATTAAGTTTTTGTGGGGAGTTTGAAGGCGTCTTGTGCCCAAAGTATCCCCACGTTGATTAGTATCATCTACTACTTGCCCGTCTAGAAATAATAAACCATCTAGTCGTTCCCAGTTTCCATTAGGTAGTTCATATACTGGGAACTTGATTTTATTAATACTCTTATATTGTATTACCATATAATTTCGTAAATTTACCCATTGAATAGTCTTCTCCAATATCAAAGTCACAACCAATTGGAGCACCTGGAATATAAATTCCTCTATCTTTTTGAACAAGCTTTTGTAGCGTTTCACAATAAAGATCTACTTCATACTCTGGCACTTCTGCAAGAATAGAATCGTGTACAAGTGCAAAAATACGAGACTCCATTTTAGCAGCTTTAATAAAGTCTCCCATATCAATAGCCCCTAATAAGTTAATATCAGAAGCAGCAGACTGTACCAGAAAATTAAGGCCAGACCGAATGCTATGAGACTTGATGCCTTTATCGGAACTTTCAACATTTGGTAATCTCCTTTTTCTACCAAAGAAGCTATATACGAATCCATTCTGCTCGATAAACTTCTGTCTGTCTTCAATCCAAGATTTTAAGTTATGAAACGCTTCAAAATAGTCATTAATTACTTCTTGCGCTTCGTTTCTGGAAAAATACTTTCCACTATCTTTTGTAACCTGCTCGCTGATCTTTGCAGGTCCAGCACCATACATAATGCCGAATGTCACAGCTTTTGCAGCCTGCCTACGGTCTGCATATAGCTCTGCTACTTCTTCGACTTCACAAGGTAGTCGGAATACTTTGTGAGCAATTGTACTGTGAAAGTTTCCGCCGCTACGGAATACATCCATAAGAGCTTCGTCCTTTGCTAGCACTGCGGCCACGTATACTTCTGCTGTAGTCAAATCCATTGCAACAATTTTATTGCCCGGAGCTGCTTTTATGCACCCCTTAACAGTGGGATTATCTCTGGGAAGCTGCTGCATATTGAGTTTACCAGAGCTAGACAGCCGACCACTAGTAGTACTATGAAGATTGAAGCCTGTACGAAGGCGAGAATCTCGATCGAGCTGTGGTATGATCTTATCAAGATAAGTATTTTTGATTTTAGATTTTTGTCGTATATCCAAGATGAGTTGCGGTACATCCGATTGAGTTGAGAGTTCCTTGAGCACTTCCGCATCAGTAGACTCTGCGCCCGTTCCAGTTTTCTTTCCAGTCGGCGTGAGACCAAGATGGTCAAATAAAAGACTACGCAACTGCACAGTGCTATTAGGATTAAAGGGTTTTCCATTTATTTCTTCAAACCTCCTGATTTTATCGTTCTCATATAGAGTTGAGATTGCATCATCAATATCAGTTTGCATTGCATCTTGTGCAACGTAAAGTCTTTTCTTGTCGAAAGGAACTCCATTATCTTGTATGTCTGTAAGGAATCTAGTGCCTGGGATTAAGATATTATCATATACGTACTTTAGTTTTGTATTTTGTTTAATCTTGATAAATTTTTCGTAAAGTAAAAAAGTACACACTGCATCCATAGCAGCATAGGTTTTCATAATATCAAAAGGAATTGAAGACCACTGAAAATCTCCTTTTAATACTCCATGTTCTTTTCGGTATTGTTCTATCCAGTCATACATTGGTTTTTCATAGTCGCCATAAGGAGTATACTTCAAAGATAAAGGCTTAAGTCCATGTCCCCCAGGATTTTCATCAATTAAATAGTGTAGTAGCATAGTATCTTCGAACTGAGGAAACTTAAAGTTGAAGTGATACTCAAAGAACGCCATATCGAACTTAGCGTTATGGAATACTACGATTTTTTTGTCAAATAACTGTTGTAAAAGCTGCTCAGTGCGATCATCAAAGCAGTCGGTATCAATATAAGCCCCACACTCACCATTATAACTAAGACTAATACCCAGCATATAACCATCTCTAGGATAAAGCCCAGTTGTCTCAGAATCGAGAGCCACATATCCGTGTGGATCTTTAATGGCAGCCTGAATAAATTCATTTGCTTTCTCCGTATCTTGAATACCAAAAGCAATCTGATCGTCAATTGTTACATCTTCAATCTCGCCAGAGATATACTTTTTGATATTCTCTTTAGAATCTTCCCAAGTTCTTTTTGCTTCTGGCTTGAATGCAAGCATAGCTGGGTTGATAACTGGCAAGAATTTACCCTCTACTTTCTTACCAGAATATTCTGTTACTGAATTAATTTTTGTAAAATATTTTAATGCATCTGATCCTACTAGGACAACCCAGTCATACTCGTCAGGGTTCATATCAATGTCACAGTCTCGCTTTAATACTTTTTTAATACTTGGATCAGAACATAACTGAAACTGGTCAAATTCAAAAGCTCCATCGAACTCTCGATTAAAATTTGTTTTACTTGGCTTGGTTTCTACTAATGCAACCTTAGGCATATAACTTACTCCGTAGCTTGTCTACTTGTTGTTGAGCCAGAGCTCCCGCATCCATATACTTATCTCCAATGCTAATGATACGAGAGTTGAGACCAAATTTCTCACATAGCTCTTTTACTGTTTGGGCACCCTTTTGGCCCGCTTCATCATTATCCAAGAAAATATCTATATTAGTTACTCCTTGAATAGCTAAAACTTCTAGCTTTTGTTCATTAAAGTTTTTTACTCCAAAGCAACAAATTGCATTTGTTAATCCTTTATCATGTAGATTTAGTACATCAAATATACCTTCTACAAGCAGGACACTGCCTTGAATCGGCTCAACTGTAGGGAACAAAGGCATCTTTGCACCTGCAGGAGCATTGTAATACTTTGGCATTTGATTTGTCTGGGTTCTTGCTTGAATTGCGACTATCTTACCAGTGCGATCTCGAATTGGAAAACAAATTCTACCGCTAAACTCTTTTGAAGGGCTAAGAAACGCTTCAAACTTTTTGTACGTCTCTGGACGAATACTTCTCCAACCTCCAATATATGGAGCAGCATCTCTAGGCATATCAACGCCTACAGACTCTTCTCTGACTTGTTGTATTTTCTTTTTGAGTAACTGCCTCTTAATCTCCATTCGATCAGCTTTTTGACCAAAATGAGTAAATAAGTTACCTTTGTACTCGCAAGAAAAACAATTGAATATACCAGTTACTTGGTCTATTCTCATACTTGGATTTTTATCTGGGTGCTCAGGATTGAGGCAACTTACCTCAAAATCTTTACCCCGGGGTATATAATATATACCTTTCGATTTTAACAAGTCTTCTACATTCATTAGCAGTCCGGATCATAGCTGTACCACTCGTCAATTTCAGAGGGCTCATCATAATCTTCAGAGAAACAGTCTACCATATCTTCTTCAAGCGCATACTGTGCTCCATGGTAGTAGTCTTTGTGCTCATCGTCTAGTAGGTGAAAGTATGGAGCAATCTTTTCCAGCATCTGGGATGCCAAGCTCTCATTGCCTTCTGCTAGCGAGGCTTCTAGTATATCGAAATAGGGCCCAACTTTTGCTTCTACTCTTACTGATAAAGTCATCTTCTCATTCTCGCAATATCTTTCATCTGTTGTTCATCTATAATAGGTATGGCGTTGCTTTTATGCATGGTTCCGATACCCTTAACAAGGGTTCCGGTGTAACGTGGCGATTCCACTCTAGCGGCAACTCCAACTGTATCGGGACACGAGGGGTACTCAGGGGTACTCCTGCGGCAACTATTTCGCTGAGGTGCATGTAGATTCCCTCTCGCGACAGTCTTAGCTTTTCTGCCAAAACTTTTTTTCTTTCTTCCGGTGGTAGTGTAGCGTAAAGATCCATAAATCATTCCCATAAATAAAAAACTCCCGTGATTAAGCATATATTATACACCAAATCGACGGGAGTGTCAAGCATTATTTTTATCAGAGGTCGTGAATTTCTTCATCCGATTTGTGTGAAGACTCGTCACGTTCTTTGGGAGTCAGGGCAGTTTCCGGCCCTATTTTCAAAGTCTCCCAATCCATGGTCGAGGAAAAGCTCTGCATACTAGCTGAGCGCATCTTCACACAATTAAAAGAGATACACTGATCTTCTTGATCCCATGTTTCAAGAGCATACGCGGCATCTGCCGCATCAAGGATGCCTTTAGCAAATCTAGCCTCTCCCGTAGCATCAGTTTGATACGGAGAAAAGACTGCGCACTCATACTCTTGAGCCATGGATTTCAACGCTTTACTAACTTCAATCTGTTCTGTCCAGTCGTACTGGCCTCCTCTTGAAGGGGTATTCGAGCGTTTAACCTGGTTTATGTAGTCTACAATTATCACTGCAGCACCGATCCTGTCGACTTTCTTATCTAACTCTGCACGTATTTTAGCAATAGTCAGGCTAGGATCGTAAATAACATCCAACTGCTGAGTCGGGAGAAGCTCATGCTGTGTAGTTAATTTACGATGAAATTCGTTATAGTCTCGTTGCTCGCTCTTCTTGTATTCTAAAAGTCGCTCCTGCCCATTGACAAAACGACTTGCCTGCCACCAGGCTACTTTTTCCCACTCAATATTAGTTAGGTTTCCGTTGCGAATCCGTGAGAAGGGAACTCCAGTTGCGATAGAACAACACCGTTGCAGTATCGCCCTACTATCCATTTCAATAGTAAAATAGATAGCTGACTTACCAGATTGAAATATGTTGTTTGCAACATTCGCACAGGTAATAGACTTACCTGAGCCTCGCCGTCCGCCCACAAGAATTAAATCTCGAGGACTAAACGTAATGGCCTCATCGTAAATAGAGTTCAAACCAAGACCAATATGCTTGGCAAGCTCTTCCTCGGGTTCCATCAAGTGTATGCGCTGCATACTTTCTTGTGGTAACTCAAGGTCAACTTTCTCCTCAATATCAAGAACTATCTGATGTAGCTCTTGTACCGATTCATCGGCACTTGCAAACAACACAGAGTTGTCGATATACCTATCCAGAGAATTAAGGATCTCTTTCTGGGCATATTCATTTTTTAAATACTCAAGCAAAGTTGCAGGGTCAATGTCTACATCAATAGACTCAACTGCGAACACCTTGTCTTTAGTAGCAGGGTGTCGTATACTTAACTTGAGATCATCAAATGAAGGGAACTGGTGGTGACTTTCACAATGTTTATCAATAGCCTCAAACAGCAGATGATACTCTACGGGAAGATACTCTTTACGCAGATAGCTCCACGTTTCAAAGTCTCCCACAGCAATACACTGCTTAATTAAAGCACTAGAGATATTCAACCTGTTCCCCCGAACATAAAAAGGCCGGCCCCCGAAAGAGCCAGCCGCCTACAACTAAATTTTACTGTGACTTAGCAGCCTTAGCAGCACCGTCATAGTCAGCGGCAGTCAAGCCACGACGAGTCAACATAGTCTTAACTCCACGAGCAGTCTTACCAATAGCTTCAGCGATAGCTTCTACAGTCATAGAAGCAACATCTACATCAGCAAGAGGGTCAGCATTAGCTGGGCCCTTAGTAGTCTCTTGACGAGGAATAGCAGCGATATCGCCAGAGCGCAAAAGGCTCAGAGCTTTACCACGAATGCTGTTCACTGAACGTCCAAGAGCTTCAGCGATAGCTTCAACGAACGCGCCGTCGTTAACCATCTGAATGAAGGTAGACTCTTCTTCAGGAGTGTAGGTACGAACACTCTCAACCTTGGGAGCAGGCTTGACATGGTCAGTCAGCTCCATACTCAGGATCTTGCCCTGAATAGACTTGGGTGAGAATGCACCGCCTTCGAAGTGCTCTGCAATTTGAGCATAAGTATACTCACCAGAGTTGTCAGTAACAAAGGCAGCAAGGGTGGCTTCTTGGTCTTCAGAAAAAGACTTGCCTGCTGCAGCAGAAGCCAGTTCTACTTCAAAACCCATCTTTCGCAGTTTGCTAGAGACGGAACGAGCAGATGTGTCAAGCTCTTCTGCTGCTTCCGCAACAGTAGCTTGAGATACGGGGCTCTCAGAACCCACGAAATTAGTAAGCGCCTCAGTGCGCTCATCGGTCCACTTAGGAAGTGCCATATATTTTCTCCAAATAGGATTGTAAATCCGTGACAATTTCAATGCCAGATTCTCTGGCCTGTTTAGTTTTAGCTGATTCAATACCACTTTCATTCACAAGAATCGTAACATCCTTGGTTAGACTCGTTTTTACTTTGTAACCAAGAATCTCAAGACGCTCTGTTGCTTCAGCTTTAGTTTTAAAACTCTTTAACTTACCACTAATGCAAACAACGTCATCCGACTGTTGAACGGGTACTGAAGCCCGGGACGCAAACTTTAGCTCAAACGGCAGAGCGCCGTCATAGAAACAATAAAACTCACTATCCAACCAGTCGCATAGATTCTGTGTTGCTTTAGGTCCTAATCCGGCACGCTCACAAGTGTCTGGTGTAATTTCAGTAATAGACGTAACAGTATCAGACAGCTTCTTCGTTGCCGTTTTTCCGATTAAAGGAATACCAAAAGCAGGTAGTACCATATCGAGAGGAGCTGAAGCAGAGTTCCAGATTTCACTATACAACTTTGTACCCAGCTTATCACCTAGTAGGTGACATAGCTCGACATCGCTAAATCTGTAAATCTCATCAAAATCTTCAATCTCTAACTTCTCGATGGTAGCAGGGCCGAGACCCTTAATCTTCAGAGTCTTTGCAAAATGCTCAATCTTTTTAGCTTTTTGTGCCGCACAACTGTTATTGTGACAGTATAGAATATCGCGGACAAAAGTAAGCTCACCACAACATGACGGACATTCCGTTGGTGGTACGATCTCTCTTAGCATTTAGACTTCTCCGAAAATGTAGAATATATTATACGAAAAACTGAGGTAAAAGTCAAGAACTATTTTTTGGCAGGTCTACTCTGCGAACGATTCGCGGAATAATATCGCCACTTCTTATAACTTCTACTGTGCAACCTATCTCTAGTTCCAGGCTGCGAATGTACTCGATATTGTGCAGGGTTGCTCTGCTCACAGTAGCATCCTCCACTTCGACCGGACTTAGAATAGCAACTGGGCTGACTGTGCCCGACTTGCCAACTTGCCACACAACATCGAGTAATTCTGTATATACACCCTCTTTCTGCTCTTTGAGAGCGAAAGCACCGCGAGGGTGGTGAGCTGTATATCCCATTTTTTTAAAGGCTTTTTGATTGTTAAGACGGTACACCCAACCATCTGTTGGATAGTTGGAGTGGTCGAAGGTCGTAACAACATTAAATCCTTCATGAGCCAATGCGTCCATTGCAGATGCGTAATAAGTATAGTCAGTCTTAAACTGCATATCGTAAGCAACAAAAACCAAGTCTTGGGCTCTTGCCCGAAACTCTTGAAGGTCTTTGAGGTTTAACGATCCCGCCGCAACATTACGCGCATTGGTGACAGACGAGGGACAAACTACTTCACCAGTAATCTGCAACTCTCCGCTGAACGGTACAGTAGCAGGTACAAGTTCTTCTAGTTTGGTGGTAACATCTCGGCCAAGATTCCCGTCACCTCGCGTCAATCCAAGTGCAAAGTGTCCATTTACATAAAGTAAAGACACAGCAGCGCCGTCTAACTTTGGAGTACGAATGTACTTTGAGTTAGGCGTAGGAATATCATCTAAACTAAAAACTTTTTGAAGGGAGTACATACGATATAGGTGGGGTACTCCATCAGTCACCTGATAGCCCACTTGATCGTAGTTGTACTTTTTTACAAGAGCATCAAACTCTTCGTCCGAAATAATCGGAGCGCCAGAGTAATAACAGGCACTTGCTTTCTCAATAAAATCTTTCATTTACTATCCTCACTCAGAACATATATTATACTGAAAAAAGGAATGAAAGTCAAGAACTATTTTGCGTATAAGTCCTGGATAAGATCAGAAAAATGCTCTTCAATAATCTCTTTACTTTCCGCTAGGCTTAGTATCTCCACTAATCCTGAGAAAAGCTCACGACTATTGTTAAAGTCTAAGGGGAAAGCTATGCCGTCTGGAGTGGGACACCACTCTTCGTCAAAGCTTAAAAAATATTTACGCAAATGAACGTACTCGATACCTCTGAAAGTACTTACAGTTAATCTTACTTGTGTTTCCTTTTCTTCATCATAGTGAATGATTCTTTCATACTCGTGAGGGGCTTGGTAGAGTTCCATGCTACCTCCCGTTTTTAAGTATGGAAGCTAGAGGTACTACACTAGTTACATTATGCGGTTTCAACAACCTAAATGAATCAGTGTCCCAGCAAAACAATAATAATGTTTCAGTGCTTTCTTTAGCCCTGTTCTTTTTACCCTGAATATAAGGCGTGCTGAAGTCCAACGTACATACATTGTATTTCAACTTATTACTGTTTTCACTTCTATAGGTAATTACGGCATCACCGTAGTCATTTACAAGGTCTGCTAATTCTTCTTTTTTCACAAATACTCCTTTGGTAGCAGGTCAGTAAAATTTTTTACTTTGCCGAACTCAAAGGTCATTTCTTTAGATAGCAAGAAACCACTCTCCCGAAAGAGAGTGGCTTATAGTAAATTAACTTAAGAGTTTACTGCTGAGATAATGCCTGCAAAATAATTAGCAGCTTTACCAGTCAGCTTACTAACGATTTCTTCGTCAACTTCTTGACCAGCATCGCTAATTGCGGCACTGAGGGCTTCAATAGCGGCGGCTTTTGATACACGGCCCCCGCCACTACCACCACTCGCGCCAGTCTTGCTGCCACCAGAAGCTGGGGATTTCTTTACATAGACACCCGCCTTTGTAAGTACCATTCGAACACCATTAGGTGACTCTTCAAACTCGTCTGCAATATCTTTGACGATCTCCATTGAGGTTTCTGGAGTAGGGTTGGCAGACTCATATGCTTCGATTACTTCTGCCTTCTTTTCGTCGGTCCACGCCATTTTACGTTTCCTTCTTTGTTGTGATACGGTAGCCCCGGGACAGTTGCCCAAAGCCGCTAGTTGTGATAAATAAAATCGGTCGCCCATTGGTTCCCTCATCTTTAATACTATGTATTATACTTGTATGAGAGATAAAAGTCAAGAACTTTTTTTAGATACGTGATAAATCAACTCCGTGTTCTTTGAGGTGTGACAGCTTTCCTAAATCATAGGCCAACTGAGTAGCAGCAAAGCCTCCGCCTGTAGATGTAGTCCAACGCTCACTATAATCGTCGTCGATTTTTTCGATTACCCAAATATTGTATGCCTTGGTGCCGTACTTCTTTTCATAGTTTACATCTCGATACCCAGGTCTTTCTGCTTGGTAGTCTACTGATAGCTCTGCCCGAATTATGGCAGGGCCATGGTATCTGGCCGACCAGACTATCTCTCCGACAGCAAAATCTTCAGCAACGCACTCCTCTGGCAAGTAGTCGTAGACTCCTTCTTGTTTTTGTGGGACTCCGACTCGCTCAATGATTGCTTTGACAAACCCTGAGGAACGATATAATCCGCTAGCAATCTCTGAGATTGGCTCGCCAGATAAGAATCTAGTAACCGCATCTGCCACTTCGTCTTTTGTTGCTGCTTTTCCTTTGTTTTGTAACTTTCTTTTGCTACGATACGCTTGCGTCTCTTCAAAGTCATCTATGATTCTCTGTAGGCGCGTTGTATTGTATGCAATATTCAGAATCGAACACGCTTCTTTTTTCGAAATAGGGGCCTGACCATTCAGAAGCTCTATAACTTTCCGTATATTTGTGTCGGATAAGTTCTCGTGGTCTTTCTTTTTTAGCCGTCTTGCCAAAGATTTTCTCCCAATTATCGTTAAATTTAGTTTTATTTGTAGGACGCTGTTTACTGCCTTTACTCACGTGGATCATCTCCTATAGACATACGAAGATACCATATAGCTTTTTTAGTATCTTGCGTTTTATTGTCCTTGTTGTTCGCTCTCCAAATATATTTGAATGCGTTTAGGCGACAATACTCAGCGAATCCTTCTGCCGATGTTGTTTGTTTCATCGCATCTATACATTCTATACCCTCTCGCTTATAATGTAAAGGACTATTTACAGGGTCATGCTTATATAAATTATCCTTCATTAAAACTGCTCCGTTTCTGTGGAGTCTGCCATTGCAGCAGTCTCACTGCCTAGCATAGTAGTAATTCTATCGAAGTACCCTACACCTACGTCTGTTTGGTGTTTTGCGGAAGTATAACCATCATACTCTGCTGCAAACTCTCTTTGCTGCAATCTGCTGTAGGCAGCCATTCCTTCTGCCTTGTATTGTCTGGCGAAGTCAAAGACTGCAAAGTTAGTAGCATGGAATCCAGCTAATGTAATAAACTGGAACTTATATCCAAGCCTGCCAAGCTCCCACTGGAAGTCAGCCAGCTCTTGTTCTGAAGGAATTGCCTTCTTCCAGTTAAAACTTGGAGAGCAGTTATACGCCAGCATTGCATCGGGCACTGCTCCTTTTACTGCATCAGCAAAATACTTAGCTTCTTTTAGACAAGGCTTGCTAGTCTCGCACCAAACCAGATCAGCGTATTCAGCATATGCTTGGCCCCGCTCACAACCCATATCCAAGCCGCCATTAATTTTGTAAAATCCATCACGCGTTCTATCTCCTCGTATCCATTTACGATCCAGGGGGTCATAGTCACTGGAAATCAGTTTTGCACTTTCTGCATCTGTCCTTGCAATTATGACAGTATCCACGCCAGCAACGTCGCTAGCAAGACGAGCGGCGTTAAGGTTACGGATAGCATCACTAGTAGGTATAAGAACCTTTCCTCCCAAGTGTCCGCATTTTTTAGCACTTGCCAACTGGTCTTCAAAATGGACCCCAGCCGCACCGGCTTCAATAAGATTTCTTGCGAGTTCATAACTGTTTAGGACTCCTCCAAACCCAGCTTCTGCATCTGCGATGATAGGTGCGAACTCAAAGCCGCGTCCAGTCGCCTCATAGCCAAGCTGGTCTTGTCTGCGAAAAGCATTGTTAATCGAACGAACAACATTAGGCACTGAATCAACTGCGTATAGGCTTTGATCAGGATAGGTTTCATTTTGTGAATTATTCGCAGCTGCGACTTGCCATCCTGATAGATATATAGCTTGAAGTCCTGCTTTGATATGCTGAACCGCTTGTTGGCCATTATACGCTCCAAATGTGTGAATATATTCATTTCGTGCGAGTAGCGAACGAAGTTTATTACTCATTCGTTTCGCTATTGTATGCTCAATAGGAAAAGTACCCTGCAGAGCGCGCACATCTTCCTTAGTGTAGTTTCTTTTCTTCATTGTCTGTTGCCTTTATACTATAATAAAAAGTTATGCCCCCAGCAACCATTGGGAGCATCATAATAGCTAATAGTCCAAATAAGCCTAGGTACACTCGTTTATCTCCACAATAGTAGATTTAATGATGTCTTGAAAATAGCCGTTTTCATCTTGAATAACCAACCTATCAGACTCGGGATTATTATAAGTATCTATTATTTTTCCGAATACAGTAAGCTCTTCTCCGGTTTTCCAGTGCTTAAAAATTATTTCTAACATAATTACTCATCAGGGTCGTAGTGACAATACCACGGTCCGCTGTCTGGTTCGCTATACCACCAGTCCTCTTCTAATGCTTCAGGGCATCTTACAGGATC